GTTTGAATTCTGATTTTTTTCTCCGTCTATACTAAAACTATTTAGAAATGATTTTCAATGCAAAACAGCATAAATATGGAGTCGCACAAGAACAGAAAGTTCTCCCGTTTTTGAAAGAGCATTTTAGTAGTGACATTAAAACTCATGATAAATGGAATTCAAAGCATGATTTTTATGATGATTATTTCAATTATGAACTGAAATCGAGGACGGTTAAAAGCACCAGTTTTAGGGATACATTGTTGGCGATCGATAAAATTGCAGGAGACAAGAAACTGATGTTTATTTTCAATTACACAGATTGTTTAGGTTTTATCGTGTACGACAAGCAGAAGTTTGATGGTTACGAGAAGAAATATGTTAGAGGCGAAACGAAACTTCATTATATGGTTCCAGTTTCCGATCTCGAATTGATAAAAACTTGGTGAAAAAATAATATTACAATAAATAAAAAATGTCTGTCGCTTCATCTATAATCAATTCAATAAATATAGCTAAACCATGGGTAGTAGGTCAGAGTCCTATCGGGGCAATCTTGACTATTGGATTACCCACGACGAACGTAACGTCAAATGTTGGTGTAACAGAACTTCAAAGTTTATGCGAAGGAGTTTGGGCTATAACATCTCAATATACCACTGAATCGACAGCCGACGGAACAACAATTGAATTGATTTCCGTGACCATTGACACAGCAGCTGCAGGGCAACAGCCATACACGCAAGATTTTTATTACAATAACATAGTTCTCGACAACACTGAAACATTAGACATGTTTACAACGGCAATAGTTCCTGTAACAAACGCTGAAAATCCTCTTCAAATCAGTTACGTTTTAGTTTGGGCAGTCGGTGCTTCTGATCCGACGGTGACGGGAACTATTACTTGTATTCGAATTGCATGAAATAAAACAATTTTATTATCTTTAGTATAATAAATATAAATGTCTTACGCCAACTCAACTATCAATTCATATGCACAAGGTACTAATTGGTATCAAGGTGAACAATCAGATGGTGCTTCAGATGCTATTTTCCCAGCACAGGCAACTCTTGCAAATGGAGTACAATATTTTCAACAGTTTAATCTCGGTAGAGGTAGTTGGCTTATCACCGTTACAGGAACAATTACCATCAATGACGGAACGACTGCATGGGAACCGTCAATTTTTGGCGTTTTTGCCAGTGGTGGACAGTCTTTAGCCACCCAATCTTTATGCGGTTTAACAACATATGCTAACGGTACACAATTAAATAATACTCTAACTCTTTGGTCGAATAGTAACACAGTGCTAACCAATCCATTTTATGTTGGCTTTACACCCGTATATGCAGGTTCGACTGTTGATCCTCAAATTTCCATTGCAATCGAAGTTATAAAGATAAGATAAAAAAAATATTTTCTAACGGTTATAATAAATGAGTATTCCGTCGCAAGTATTTTTCAAATTTATAAACCCACCTACTGGGGTCGCTGGTATCACGATAGTAAACGCTACGACGTACGATCTATTGACCGGGACTACTTTAACTTTAGAAGTAGGTAATTGGTTAGTATGCCTTACTGGTGAAGTTTCAAATCCAACCGCAGGTGCAATAACCGCTACAAATTTAACTCTCAATTTACAGTCTACCACAGGATCACCTCTTATTTTAAACGACCAACTTATTCCATTTGATATAGGTCTTCCTGCTGGAATATCGTATTATTTTACAAAAACGTATGCTCTTCCCGTAACACAAGGAAATCAAACCATGCAATTTGAACTGTATAATCCTCAGGTTACTGGAGCGGGTCTAACTTTAGCATATAAATTATATTGCATCCGTCTCGCATAAAAATAATATTGTTTATTAATAAAATAAATATGCCGAAACATGGAGGAATCAGTCACAGAATAAACGATCAGACGAAAAGCGAGGAATTTCTGATTCCTGAATTTGGATTCGAAGATATTCATATTCCAAAGTATTTAGCAGAAAAAACATCAAAAGGATACAAAGTAGTCCCGACACTTACTAAGACTGGTAAACTGACTCATCGCAAAAACATGTCAGCAGTAAATTTAATTCCTGACGATGACATTTTCGAGAGTTATTGTAGTGGTAGTCGACTCCAACAATTACAATTAAAAGATTTCGTGAAGAGTCAACGTAATTATTTATTATCACTCGTAAATGCGTTTGACAATATTCAACAAGAAATTGATACCAAAGTTGCCGCTGCAAAGAAGGTCTCGAAGAAAAAGAAACCGACGAAAAAGGATAAAGATGCCGCTGCAACGAAATTACAGAAATTCCTTAAGAAAAAACAACTCGAAAAGATGAGCAAAAAAATTCTGGATCGACCATTAACCGATGAAGAAATCGCAAAATATTATCCAGACATAGCGAGTATGGCAAATATTCCTGATATAGATTAAACGAAAATCATCAAATAAATCTCGTTTTTACATAGTTCATGAATTTTGGACTAAAAAAAGGAAGATTAGAAAAATTAATATGGGAAAACGTGGAAATCTAACGGTAATTAGCCACAAATGAACATCAAAGTAAAATGTCGATTGGCTTACATATAGAAATCTAAGTCATGTTCTCCATACTTATGGTAAAAATTTGCAAATTTCTACGGGATTTCTTTAGTAAGTACGGAGAACACGATTAGATTTCTCGTTATAATGTATAATAAGCATGAAATCCGTCTCATTATGAAACAATTTAGTAGGAATAAAATCTAATCAAATATAAACAACAATGTCTTTTACACAACACGCTCAAGCAGACAAGATTTATTTTGACGTCACGATCACAAATTTAGAGTCAATTGATACACCTCCACCAACATTGTATTTTAATGAGACGAGAAGTGTACCATTTCTTCAAAATCCTCAAGAATATTATCTGAGCATCATCCGCTTTACTTTAGATACACCAACCCTGCCAATTTTTATTCCCGAAATTCAACCGAATCAAGGAAACCTTGACCTAACCATTTACAGTGTGACATTGTCATGGACAAATCCTGCAACAGCAATAAAATATAGTCAACTGACATATATTACTTTTGCGACGCAAGATAATTCTGCTCCAACGCCTTTGCCTCCAAACCAGAATCCGAATGGACTTCAAAATAATGCCACGGGTTACTACAGCATATATAATTTTCAATATTGGATTTATTTAATTAATAATGCTTTTACGACATGTTTCAATGATTTGAACACGCAAGTTGTAGCGGCTGGTTTAGTGCTTCCAACTGCAAATGCACCCGTTATGACATTCGACACAAATAATCAAATTGCGATTATAAATTGTGACGAATTAGGTTACAATTACACCTCTGCAAATTATATTCAGATATTCATGAATCCTGCATTGTATCAATTGTTTTCAAGTTTTCCGTTTACGATCAATGGTTTAGGAAGTGCTGTGACAAATAACGAAAATGTGCTCATTCAAACGAATACTTTTGGCGGCAGCAATGTCATCCCATTTCCTCCGATCAATCCAACTTATAATGCAATTCAAGTTATTCAGGAATATAGCACGATAGCACTATGGTCACCTATTACGTCAGTGGTTTTCTGTAGCAATACTCTTCCGATCGTCCCGACTAACATTTCAGCACCAAGCGTGTACTACAACGGTCTCGCACTCAGCAATAATGGTAACAATTCAAACGTCTCTCAAATCATCACGGATTTTGTTTCTGACACTGGATTTTACAAACCAAATATCGTGTATAACCCTACAGCTCAATATCGTCTCGTTGACATGACTGGTAACAGACCCGTGAGTAATTTAGACATATCTGTTTATTGGAAAGACCGGATTGGTGCATTGCAGCCGTTTCTTATTGGAACAGGGACAACGGCTACTTTGAAGATATTATTCACGAGAAAGGGAAGTGTAGGAACATCCAAGCCTTGAAGTATTTTAGAAACAAATTCAAAATAATTTTATCTTACACTATAATAAAAAATGTCCGACTTTAGAACTGTTCTCATTGAAGATTCACGCATCGCAGATATTACCGATAAAGAAGTTTTTGGAGTACAAAGTGGAGCGTCCCAAAATACTTTTCAGCAATTTCAAGCCGTCAGTGCATCAAATAGCTCTATTGTGTTCAACGTCCAAATTCCATCGCAGAACATCGTCATTGACCGCCATCTTCTAATCAATTCGACCTTCACCTTTACAGTAGCAATTGGACAAGTCCCTCCGGGAAGTCAAGCCTTTAATTATGGTCTTACCGATTGTCTTCAAGCCTTTCCACTGCAGTCACTGTTTACGACAGTACAGGCAACCATCAACAACGTCTCTGTAAGCACTAATTTACAGGATGTTCTACCGATGTTGACACGCATGAATGATAACAGGATGCTGTGTCGTTACAACAGTTTAACTCCGTCATATGTAGACAACCAATGGGGACTTTATTATGATGGTGTTTTAGCGAACTCCAATCCTTTAGCAGCTTACGCCAACACTGGGTATGATGAAGATTTTGAACCGAGAGGAGCTTTTCCTGTAGGAATT